CAAGGGAGTATGACCTATTAGGTCGTATCTTTTCAACATACCACATGTACATCCAATGCCTCACAAGTAATGAGGAAAAATTTGGACTCCCTGACATCTGAACATAGATGGAGGGGTCAAGAAAACCATAACATGTTTTGGCCAACATCATTTGAAGATCAGCTGGCCCCACGGCGCCATTCTGGAGAGCCATCAAATCCATTGGCCAGGAAGTGACCCTCGCCATTTGACTTTGTAGGGCTCTAACATGGCCAAAATTAAACAATGTTGGATTGACCATGTCAGGGATGAGAGCAAAACCCCCCATCAAACTGTCCCACAATGACACAGTGCCATAAGATATGATATTGTTATCTGGTTTCAGCTCATCAAAGTCATCATCAATGTCATTCACAACAAACCTGGCATCAGGTTTGTACCAATCACGAAGCACCTTCTCGTAGGACGGCACCGGCATTTTCATGTTGCTAGCTGCCCTCTTAAGAGACCCAGTGTTCTTCATGATCTTGGATAACTGTTGATAGATGTCAGGATGGTGGGCAGTTAAAGACAAATAGCTCAGTAGTCGCTTGTAACGATACACTGGATCCATAGTTTTGACAGAAGCCGTGACTTTTCCAAGCAGGCGTTCCCGATCATGTGACACAGCAAACGTGGGAGTGACTTCTTTCAACCCTGCTGCCTTGAAGTCTTTGAGATCCCTAGCATTAGGAAACCTCACCTTCTTGCTGAGGAATGGAATGTTGCTCAACTTGCCAGAAGCTTCAAGCAACATAGTCACGTTGAACCCAGCCATAACATGTTGAATGTTACCAAAGGTCCAAGAAGCAGGCTTTGTGGCCAAGTAAGAAAGCACATGGTCATCCCCATAACAAGACAGTTCATTGTAATGTTTGAATTCTTTGGCAGATAGACCAGTGAGCTGCTTCCATGCCATCAAATACAAAACCACAGTGGCAATGGAATTGTCCATGGACGTGGAAGTGTGACCAGTAGTCAAGCCAGTTCCATCATTATACACATCTCCAGTGGATGTGGTGTTCAACAATTGCTTGGACACTTGATCATAGTTCACGTCAATTAACGCGGCTATCCTGTCTCGATCTTTGTGGTCTTCAAACCCTTTCTTTCGAATGGCTTTGATCATGTCCAGGACACCACCCGTCAGAGTGGAATCAAACTCTTTCATGTCTCCTGCAAAATGGTGTTGGCATCTGTTATGTGCCTCATATGTTCTATTCATCCAATACCCATTCAAAGGCATTCCCACCTTAATAGGAGTTTCACGCCATTTAAAATTGTGATTGGGCTGATAGTTCCATATGGTTGACATTATGTAGTTACCAATGGGCACACCAATAACAGTGCGCACCTTGTCGAACATCCATTTTCTGGGCGGCAAAGCTTCACCTTTTACCGAAACATGAGCCACAGGAGTCATGAGTGGAGCCTTCTCAAAGGTGGATCTCCACAATTCTTTAAAGGCCTTAAAGCCTATAGAATGGATAAAATCT